CGTCAACGCGCAGGAACTGCTCGAGATCGACGTGCCCGGCATGGTGTTCCGCGTCGGCGGCACCGACCAGTACGACGCCATCCGCGCCGCCATCGGCATGGCCTTCGGCGTCAACTGACGCCGGCCCGCAACCTCGCCCCCTGCCCTTCCCCTTCGAACCGAGCCATCACCATGAACGACGACGCCCAACTGCCCACCGCCACCATCGCGCCCAGCGTGCCCAACACCATCACGCTCGACACGCCCATCCAGCGCGGCACCACCACCATCGCCGAGATCGTCTTGCGCAAGCCCAACGCCGGCGAGCTGCGCGGCCTCTCCCTGCAGCGGCTGCACGCGGCCGATGCCGACGAACTGCTCAAGCTGCTGCCGCGCATCACCTCCCCCAGCCTCACGCCGCCCGAATGCGCGCAGCTCGACCCCGCGGACCTGTCCGAGGCGGGAGGCGTGGTCATCAGTTTTTTGTTGAAGAAAGCAGTTCGGGACGCGGTCTTGCAGAGCGCGTAGAGGACGCCATGGCGGATCTGGCGCTCGTCTTCCACTGGCGCCCTCAGGACATGGACGGCCTTCCGCTGGCCGAGCTGATGGACTGGCGCGAGGCCGCCCGCAAGCGCTACGCCCCGAGCAAGCACGACGACGACTGACCGCAACACCTTCGAACCACCATGGCCACCGCGCTAACCCTCAAGCTGATCCTGGCCGGCGCGGCCAAGGCGGTCAACGAACTCAAGCCACTCGACGCCCAGAGCAAGGCCACCGCCGCGAGCCTGAAACAGTCGCGCGACGCCCTCAAGCTGCTCAACGGCCAGCTCGGCCAGGTCAACGCCATCCGGAAGTACCAGGCCGAGCTAGCCAAGCAGGGCAACAGCCTGAAGGTGCTGCGCGCCAACCTCGACAGCGTCACGCGCACCTACGGCGCCAACAGCGATCAGGCCCGCACCCTGCAGGGCCAGGTCGACCGCGCCACGGCCGCCTATGACAAGCAGCGCCATGCCCTCGTGCAGCTGCGGACCGCGGCCACCGCCAGCGGCATCGGCAAGCTGTCGGCGGACCAGCACCGCCTGCAGGCCGACATCACGTCGACCAACAGCGCCATCGCCCAGCAGAAGGCGCGCCTCGAAGCGCTGGCCAACGCGGGCAACCGCAAGGCGCAGCTGCAGAAGAGCTTCAACGGCACCCGCGCCACGGCCGGGCACCTGGCCATGGCAGGCGCCGCCGGCGTCGGCACCGCCTACGGCATCCGCCGCGCCGTTACCGAGCCGCTGCACCAAGTCCGTGAGTACGACACCACGAAGGCGCGCATTGAGGCGCTGGGTCTCGGCAAGGAAGATTCCGACCGCGCGATCGAGTACGCCAAGCGGATGAAGACCTTTGGCACCAGCATGAACGACAACCTCGGGCTGATGCTGGACGCCACCACGGCATTCGCCGACGTGCACCACGCGGAAATGGTCATGCCCACCCTGGCGAAGATGAAGTTCGCTAACACGGCCATGTTCGGCGAGGAAAACGGCAAGGACAACGAGCGCAAGTTCCTCGACATGCTGCGCGTGATCGAACTGCGTGGCGGCCTCGCGAGCGAGAAGACCTTCACCGATCAGGCGGACATGGTGCAACGCGTCATCACCGCCACCGGTGGCCGCGTCGGCCCGGAGGAATGGCTCAACTTCATCAAGACAGGCGGCGTCGCAGCCAAGGGGCTCAACGACTCGGCCATGTACTACCAGCTCGAAGCGCTCATCAGCGAAATGGGCGGCAACCGGGTCGGCACGGCCACGATGTCGGCCTATCAGAATCTCTACCAGGGCAAGACCACCAAGCGCGCCGCGAAGAACATCGCTGCGCTCGGGCTGATCGGAGATCCGTCGAAGGTTACGCATGACAAGACCGGTCAGCTGTCCTTTCTCAACCCCGGCGCACTCAAGGGCAGCGAGCTTTTCCGAAGCAACCAGTTCGAATGGATGGAACAGGTGCTGCTGCCCGCGCTCAAGGCCAAGGGCATCACCGAAAAGGAACAGGTGCTCGACACCATCGGCAGCATCTTCAGCAACCGCACGGCGTCCAACCTGTTCGCCCAGATGTACCTGCAGCGCGATCAGATCCACAAGAACGCCAAGCTCAACGCCGGCGCCAACGGCATCACCCAGCTCGACCAGAAGGCGCGCGGCATCGTAAGTGGCCAGGAAGTCGAGGCCATGGCCCGCTTTCACAACGCCATGCTGCAGGCCGGCGAGGCGCTGCTGCCGACCTACATCAGCCTGCTCAATACCGCGGCGAGTGCGCTGCAGAGCATCACGAACTTTGCGCGTGAGAATCCAGTGCTCGCCTCGTACATCGGCAAGGCGGTGCTGTGGGTCGGCCTGCTCACCGTCGGCTTCGGCGCACTGAGCCTGGGCGCGGCGGCACTGTTGGGGCCTTTCGCCGTGGTGCGCTACGGTCTCGGACTGTTTGGCTTCCAGATGCTGCGCGTCGGCCCGCTGTTGAGTTCCGGCGCCGGGCTGCTCATGCGACTGGGATCGGCGTTCCTCAGTGTCGGCATGGCTGTCGCGCGTATGGGCCTGATGCTGCTGGCCAACCCCTTGGGCATTGCTATCGCGCTGCTCGCCGGCGCCGCCTACCTCATCTATCGGAACTGGAGCGGAATCGTCGGCGGGCTGAAGATCATCTGGGACCAGCTCGGCGGATCTTTCTCGGGCGTCGTGAGCACCATCACGCAGACCATCGTCAACTGGTCGCCCCTCGGTCTGTTCTACCAGGCCTTCGCCAGCGTTATGCAGTGGTTCGGCATCGAGCTGCCCGCGAAGTTCACCACCTTCGGCAGCCAGATGATGCAGGGCTTGGTGAGCGGCATCACCGGCAAACTCAGCAGCGTGCAAGAAGCCATCGCCGGCGTCGCGGAGTCAACCCTCATCCGGTTCAAGGAAAAGCTCGGCATCCGCAGCCCCTCGCGCGTCTTCATGCAGGCCGGCGAGAACATCGTCGAGGGCGCCGCCATCGGCATCGACCGCACCCGCCCGCTCTTGCGCGCCGCGGCGCTGGGCATGGCGGGCGCGACCGCCGTGGCCATGCCCGCCATGGCGGCAGAGTTCTCCCGCGCGCCCGCCAGCTTCGACACCCGCGCGCCGCTCGCCGCCGCGCCGGCCGGCAGAGCCGCCGGCGGCATCGTCGTGCAGGGCGACACCATCACCATCCACATCACCGCCACGCCCGGCGCCGATGCCGCGCAGCTGGCGCGCGCCATTCGCGCCGAGCTGGACAAGCGCGACGCCGACAAGCGCGCCCGCGCCCGCGGCGCTTTCATCGACTACGACAACTGACAGCCCGCCATGCTCTGCCTCGGCCTCTTCGTCTTCACGCTCGACACCCTTAGCTATCAAGAGCTGCAGCGCCGCAGCAGCTGGAAGCACGCCTCGCAGCCGCTCGTGGGCGCGCGCAACGCCTCGCAATACCTCGGGCCGGGCGACGACATCATCACTCTCAATGGCATCGTGGTGCCGGAGTTCGCCGGCGCCCCGGCCAGCCTCTCGGTGCTGCGCCTCATGGCCGACCAGGGCGCCGCCTGGGTGCTGGTGGAAGGCACCGGCACCATCTACGGCGCCTTCGTCATCACCGAGCTGCAGGAAACCCGAACCCTCTTCTTCGAGACGGGCGAAGCGCGCCGCATCGAGTTCACCCTCACCCTGCAGCGCGTCGACCAAGACGCGCAGGAAGTCGCCGAGCAACTGATCGCCGACAGCATGGGCGACCTGGGCGCCCTGCTGCAGGACGCGGCGGACAACATGGGCCTGTCGCTGGGCGTAGGCGCCAGCGCGGTCTGAACAGACCATGTCAGACGTAGACGCCATCACCGCCACCCGGCCGACGGTCAACGTCAGCGCCAACAGCTGCAGACGCGACACCCGCCGCGCCGCGGCGCACCTCACGCCCATCTGGCGCATCACCGTCAACGGCGCGAACGTGTCCGATCGCATCCTGCCGCGCTTCGTGCGGCTCACCATCACCGATGACCGGCAGAACGATGCCGACGAGGTCGAGCTCGTTGTGAGTGACCACGACGGCGCCGTAGAGCTGCCGGAAACCGGAGACAACGTCGAAGTGGCCATCGGCTGGCTCGCCGAGCCCAACGCAGCGCCTTACCGCCAGCTCACCACCGAAGAGATGGGCTTCCCCGTCGGGCTGGTGGAGAAAGGCGCCTACACCGTGCAGGCGGTGGAATACGCCGGCACGCCCGACGAGATCACCATCCGTGCGCGCGCCGCAAACCTGCTCGACAGCCTGCGCACCCTGCGCGATGAGTCATGGCACAAAACCACTGTCGGCGCCATCGTCAACAGCGTGGCTAAGCGCAACCGCATCGAGGCCATCGTCGCCAAGGAAATCGCCTCGCGCAAGGTCAAGCATGCGGACCAGCTTGGCGAATCGGATGCGTCCTTTCTTCGCCGGCTCGCGCAGACCTACGACTGCCTTTGCACCGTGAAGAACGGCAAGCTCCTGTTCAGCCAGGCGCGCGCCGCGCGCACACCGAGCGGCAAGGTGCTGCCGCCGGTAGTCATCACGCGCCAGGACGGTGATCGGCACCGCTGGAGCCGCGCAGACCGCGACGCGTACAGCGGCGTGAAGGCATGGTGGAACAACATCAAGACCGGCCACCGCAGCAGCGTCATCGCCGGCCTGAGTGGCCGTGCGAAAGAGCTGCGAACGACCTACGCGAGCGAAGCGGATGCCTTGGCCGCGGCGCGTGCCGAGTGGCTGCGCATTCAGCGCGGGATCTTCGATTTCGAGATCACCCTCGCCTACGGCCGGGCCGACATCACTCCGCAGCGTCCGGCGCGAGTGGCTGGATATAAGCGGAAGATCGACGAGACGCCTTGGATCGTGGCCAGCGTCCGTCACACGATCGACCAGGCTGGCTACATCAGCCAGCTCTCGCTGGAAACCGAGCAGGCCGAAGGCGTCGAAGGGCAAGAGGGCGGCAACACGGGACAATAGGCGGCGGACTTGTCCCTGGGCCGCCTCGATATACCCAGCCAATACGAGCGATCTCGACGGCCAGACGGGCAAGAGCGTCTTTTTACTGTACGCTTATCCAGTCCAGACCCCGGATCTCATCGAACAGCCGAAAAAGCCATGGTCGACCACGTTGATGCTTCGAAAAGAGCGGAGATCATGGCCGCCGTGAAGGCCAAGGACACCTCGGCCGAGCTGACGCTGCGAAGGCTTTTGCACCGGGCCGGATACAGGTATCGGCTGCACGACCGGAAGCTTCCCGGCCGTCCCGACGTGGTATTCCCCGGGCGCAAGAAGGCCATCTTCGTCAATGGGTGCTTTTGGCATCGGCACGACAACTGCCGTTACGCCACAACGCCCAAGTCGAGGGTGGAGTTCTGGGAGTCGAAGTTCGCAGCGAATGTCGCGCGGGATCACCGTAACATGGCCGCCTTGGAACAGATGGGGTGGTCGGTCGCAGTCGTGTGGCAATGCGAACTGAAGCAGCCCGAAAAGGTTCTTGCTCGCGTAACACAGTTTTTGGAGAGTAAATGAAGAAAGCGCGCGCTTCGCGTCCCATCGCAATCGATTTGTTCGCCGGCGCAGGCGGCCTCAGTTTGGGCTTCGAACAAGCCGGCTTCGACATCGCGGCGGCCGTTGAAATCGACCCCATCCACTGCGCGGTGCATCATTTCAACTTCCCCAATTCGCCGGTCATTTGCCAGAGCGTGACCGATCTCACCGGCGAGCAAATCCGCGCCCGAGCCGGCATCGGCGACCGCGACATAGACGTCGTGTGCGGGGGGGCGCCGTGCCAGGGTTTTTCGACCATCGGCAAGAGAGCGTTGGACGATTCGCGCAACCAGTTGGTCTATCACTACTGCCGCCTCGTCCAAGAGTTGCAGCCGAAGTACGCCGTTTTCGAGAACGTGCGAGGCCTGACACTGGGCAAGCACAAGAAGTTTTTGGAAGAAATCATCGAAGCGCTTGAAGGCTTTGGGTATTCCGTCCTGTCGCCCTATCAAGTCCTCAACGCGGAAGACTACGGCACGCCTCAGAGCCGGCGCCGGTTGTTCCTGATTGCCGCGCGGAAGGGACAGGCGCTGCCGAAGTACCCAAAGCCAGATGGACGTACGACGGTGCGTGAAGCCATCTTCGATTTGCCAAACGCCGACGATTTCGAAGCTCTCAACAGTCGGGACTGGGTGAAGGCGAGATTCAAGAAGGGGTCGACGTACTCGCGCAGACTGCGTGGCGTGGAGAGCGATCCCAACGACTTCTCCTATGAACGGGTTTGGGATTCGAGCTTGTTAACTTCGAGCACCCGAACTGAACATACGGAGCTGTCTAAGCGGCGATTCATCGAAACGCCTTCAGGCACCACTGAGCCTGTGAGTCGCTTTCTGAAACTCGATCCCGATGGCGTCTGCAACACGTTGCGCGCCGGGACCGACACGGCGCGCGGCGCTTTCACGTCTCCTCGGCCGATCCATCCTATCCATCCCAGAGTAATCACCGTGCGCGAGGCCGCTCGCCTTCACTCCTACCCGGACTGGTTCCGCTTCCACGCGACCAAGTGGCATGGCTTCAGGCAGATCGGCAACTCTGTGCCTCCGTTGTTAGGGCGTGCGGTCGCCAGCGAGGTCATCAAGGCCATGGGCATCAAACCCAAAAAGCCCACCGAAGTGCTGGCGCTAGGTTCAGACGTTGACCTGAATCTGCGCATGGCCGACGCCGTTAGCCGCTTCGGGCTGGCCCGTAGCCCGATTGCAAACCGGGTTCGAAGAGAGGAAACCCGCGGCGCCGGCTCGGCAAGAACGGTCGAAGAGGTGCCCTCCGAAGGCGAGATTGAACATGTCTAACGGAGGGAAAAGCAAGAGCCAAATGTACGGCGTCATCGTCGCCCACATTTTTCAGAATCACTTCAAACCGGGCACCACGAGCTTTCAATTTCATCGCGATGAGATCATTGCGGCGGCAGCGGAGCTGAACGTCGATCTCCCCAAAAATGTCGGCGACGTTCTCTATGCGTTTCGCTTCCGCCGGCCGCTGCCACAAGAGATCCTGGCGACTGCACCCGAAGGCCTCGAGTGGATCATTGAACTGCACGGGAAATCGACTTATCAGTTCAAACTTGGCAAACTCAGTCGCATCGTCCCGCATGAGTCCTTGGCCGTCGTCGAGATTCCCGACGCGACGCCCGAAATCGTGCTCCGTTACACACAAACGGATGAGCAAGCGCTTTTGGCAAAGTTGCGCTACAACCGTTTGATAGACATCTTTTTGAGCATCACCACTTACAGCCTTCAGAATCATCTGAGGACTTCAATCGCGCAAGAGCAAGGACGAGCGCAAATTGAGATCGACGAACTCTATGTAGGCATAGATGTGGAAGGCACCCACTACGCAATCCCTGTTCAGGCAAAGGGCGGCTCTGACCAGATCGGGATCGTTCAAGCTCGACAAGACATGGTCTATTGCGCCCAAAAACTTCCAGACCTTGTTTGCCGACCAGTGGCAGCGCAATTTCTGAAGGGCGACGTGATCGCCCTTTTTGAATTGCTAATACAGGACGGACAGCTAAAAATTAGATCGGAAAAGCATTACAAGCTGGTTACGGCAGAGCGATACGCCCCTCCAAACTTGGCGGCATCGCCATTCGGAAAAATAGCCTAGAGGAAAACTAAAGACCGGAAAATTGCCGCATCTTTTAGTCTTAATTCTCAAAACCGCTTACTCATCTTCTTCCACAGCAACCATGACACAAGAACGCGACGACGACTGGAATGCAGAGCTCGAACAAGAGGTTACTGCACAAGGGGTTGAATCTCTAGTCGTTTATTCCAGAGATTGGACAGTGGAGACTATCCTGCGGCAAGTTGAACAAAATAACATTGACTTGAATCCGGGCTTTCAACGGCGAAATGCGTGGAATGACACCAAGCGTAGCAGGCTAATAGAGTCGCTTGTCATGGGCATTCCCGTGCCAGAAATCGTGCTTGCAGAGGACGTGACAAAGAAGAAATCTTTTATCGTGATCGACGGCAAGCAACGGCTCTTGGCTCTTGCAGGATACAAATGGCCCAAGACATACCCTTTTTGGGAAAAACCAGTGCTTCGCGGATTAAGCACAAGAAAGGATCTAAACAATGTCAGCTATTCCGATCTGCAGAATTTGCCAGACGAATATCGCCAGCTGAACAACGCAGATATTCGATGCACTGTCATATCGAATTACAAGTCCAACGACGTTCTTTACGACATCTTCTATCGCCTAAATACGGGATCTACTCCACTTGGTTCGCAAGAGCTTCGGCAAGTGCTCAACAGGGGCGCGTTTGCCGAATATCTCATTGAGGCAACCAACATCACATTGCCTTTGCATTCAGTACTCAATCTTTCCGGTCCAGACAATCGGCTACGCGACGCAGAGATTCTTCTTAGGTTCATTGCTTTCTCTCTCTTTGGGACTGGGTACGGCGGCAATTTGACACCTTTTCTCGATAACAGCATGAAGGTTATCAACGAGAATTGGACTAATTACGAACCTACGGTTAAGCAATTGCTTGATGAGATGAATATGGCGACAGAACGGTTGATCGCCGTATTTGGAGAAAGGCTGGTTGGCCGCAAATTCTCCAACAACGCTTGGGAAAGCCGATTCAATCGAGCCCTTTATGAAGTTGAGGTTTACTACTTTGGCAAGCTTCCACCACCAGCATTTCAAAGCATCAGCACTACTGTGATCAAAAGCGAGTTTGAGAAATTCTGTGGGGGCACGCCGGAGTTCTTGGATTCCATTGAAACCTCGACGAAAAACTTAGAGCGATACCGACGTAGGTACGAGCTTTTTCAAAGCTTTGTTAATAACATTTTCGGTACAAACATTAATCAAGTCCCTCTGCCCTAGCAAGCCATGGCGGACATCAATCAACTCCAAACTGAACTTGAAAACGAGATCTCACAACTGGAGGCTAGGTTTATTTCGAAATGGCTCCCCGCGGATCCCGCTGTGCAACCGGACGATTTTGAGTATGACGTAAAGGCGTTTTGCGTTCTTGCGCATGCAGCCTTCGAGGAATTTGTCGAAGAAATTTCCATGACAGTTATGGCATTGGCCAAGGACTCTTGGTTGACTCAAAGATTCTCAAAGGCAACGATTGCGATACTTTTGGCATATGAATCGAAACTAGAGATAATTGAGGATGTGGCCGAAAAACAAGACAGGATATTCGACCAGATTCGCAAAAGACTCGACGAGTGTGCGGCAGCGCACAGCACTGTCATTTCAAAGAATCATGGTTTCGCCATAAAGTATTTGCGGAAGATCCTCACCCCAATCGCAATTGACATACCCGAAGACGACGTCCAGATGATGGGCTCTCTCAAAGAGCTTGCTGAAGCACGCGGTTCTTACGCGCATTCACTCGCGAAAAAGGCTCTGTATGGGCAATGGCGTCGAGCAAAGAGGCCCATGGTTCCCGAGGCAGCCCGTGATGTCGTTGCGGACTGCCTTAAGCTGTGCAAAGAACTTCGAAGCCGAGTGCCTGCTGTTACCTGAGGGTCATGGCCTTGCTCGGCCCCTCCCTGCTGTTCAAGGGTTCGAGATCCGACTCAGGCCGCACACTGCGTTGCAGACACTGGCTTAACGCTAACAAGCGGTTCGCCGTGCTCAAGCGTAAAACCAGTAAGCGCCGTCTCAAGAATACCTTGTGCTGAGGTCGCGAACGCGAACCGGGTCGATTAGCGCAGAAAGCTTTTCGCACAGTTCCCCCTCTGTCGAATTAGGCTCAGGCCTGAAAGCGCCAAGAACACCAACTGGATTCGAAGGACAGTCCCGCCCTACCCGTCAGCCTCGGCTCGCCCGCGCCGCCGCTCCTCGACCTCTTCTGCGCGCCGCTTAGCCTCATCCTGCGCGCGATTGCGCCGCGCCATCTCTTCGATGAGCTCATCGACACGGGCGGCCTGTGCCTCTGCAATGGGCACGACGGCAAGCAGCAGTGCCAACACAAAGCGCCGCATCTGTCCCCCTACTCCGCCGCTTCGGTCGCGGCGTCTCCCATCGCCATAAACAACCAACGGGCCAGGGTCCAGAGGACCAGACCCAACCTACCCGTTGGCCCTCTTCGGTTGCGCGAGCGCATCAAGAACGCCGCGCGCCGCGGCGCGGCCTCGCTCGTCCGCTGCTTCGTAGTTATCCAGAAGCGCTGCTTCTTCGCGCGTAACAGCTCTCATGACGGTATCCCCCGATGCCGCCGATTGCGATCGCTCGTCATTTGCCGGGACACCTCGCGCGGCAGCCGAGCGCTGGCCGGAGAACAGAAACGCAACGTCCACTCCGTGCGCAGCCACGCGGGCCAAGTAATCCGCATCGGGGGCCCGCTTCCCGGTCTCGTAGTTCGACTGAGCATTCAGCTTCACGCCGCCAAGCTCCGCCAAGGCCTCCTGAGACAGGCCTAGGCGTTTGCGCTCTTCTCTCAGTCGAGACGAAAAATCACCCATATGGATAAAAACCGGTTGAACTTCATCCATTCGAGTGATAAAGTCCGCCGCACACACAAATTAATCCGTTCGGATATTAAACGCATGGCTCACACCGCCCGTCGCCGTGGTCGCCCCGAGCTTCCACCCGAGATCCGCCTCGTCAACGAAGCGCCCATCGCCATGCGCCTCGCCCCGGACGAGAAAGAACGCACCCAGCAATACGCAGCGCGCGAGGGCCGTTCCCTCGGCAATTTCGCGCGTCGCGTGTACCTCAAGGGCCTCGCGCAGTACGAGGCCGAACAGACCGGCGCGGCCACATCCGCCGCCTGACCCCACGCACCAGTCTCTCCCCTCCTTTGCCCGAAGGACTCTCGACGATGTACCCCGATCCCAAGCGCGTGCGCGACAACCGCCAGACCGTCCGGTTTGACGACTACGAAGATGAGCTGCTGCGCATCCTGTCCAAGATGACCGGCGCGCAGACCTCGACGCTCATCCGCGAGCTGGCTATGCGCCAGGCCGAGGAAATGCTGGCCGACGCCTTCTTCGGCCAGGAACCCAAGGCCGACGCCAGTCTGCCCCGCGCCGCGGGCTAAGCCCAGCCGCACCAACGCGGCTTGAAGCCAGCGCAATACACGCCGAATGTCTGACGAAAAGATGACGTCCACAGAGATCGAACTCACCGATGCCGAACACGACGTGTTCGACCGGGTGCGCCGGGAGCACGGTCTCACAGACGTCGCCGAGGCCATCGAATGGCTCGTGCGGACCCGGCTGCGCAAGGGCATCGAACACATCACCGGCCGCCGTCGCGGCCCCCGTCTGGCTACCTCGGGAGGTAAGCGGCAATGAGCGAGAGCCTTCACGACCACGCGGCGGATGCCGGCAACCGCTACATGCGCATCACCATCGAGTGCCCGCACTGCGGCACCCGCTGCGTGGCGTGCGACAGCCGCGCCATGAGCAAGACCATGCGCGAGATCACCTACCGCTGCCGCAACTGGCGGTGCGGCTTTACGGGCGTGGCAACGCTGGAGTTCCAGCGCGTGCTGGTGCTCTCCAGCATCCCGGCGGCAGACGTTTCGCTGCCGCTCTCGCGCCACATCCGCCGCGGGCAGCTCGCTCTGGCGCTGGCGGACGAAGACAACGTCGCCGACGACGAAGCCACCTACGTCGCGAACCTGCACACACCCACCAACGACTGGGGCACGGGCGGCGCCATGAGTGGCGCCCCGCCCGACTGATCTAGTCCGCGCCCCCGCGGCGCCTCCCCTCTGCCCAGCCCCTGCCACGCGCCTTTTTCAAGGCGTGCGGCCCTTCTCACGCCTTTTTTCTGCACAGGAGCCGAAGTCATGTCTCTCACCGCCCGCCGCTTCGCCGAGAAGCCAGCCCAACGCATTGACGTTCCGAAGGTCTCGAAGCTCTCTCGCGAGGACGCCGCGCGCCTGCCGCTGCTCGACCGCGTGCTGCTGCGGGAGCACGACCGGCACGCCAACCGGCTTGCGGACATTCGCCGCGTGGCCGACAAGCTCGGCGCGCTGGATGAGATCGTGCAGGCGGCGCAGGCCGATGGCGCGTACATCGAGATCGACCATGTGCGGCAGAGCTTCTTCAACTACCGCGCCAGCCAGTTCGGCCGGCGTGTCAACGCGGTCGTGCTCCAGGCCGCGGACACGATTTCGAGCTGGCGCAATCCCAAGGCGATCAATGCCGTCGCCAACGCATTGCAGACCGCCGGCTGGCGCGTCGTGCACGTCGAGGGGGGCAGCTCCGAGGTCTGGCTGGATCGCGTCACTTTCATGCACGGCCATCGCGCCGTAGAGACGACGTGCATGCGGCAGTGGGTCATCGACGCCATCGAGGCCGGGCACATCACCGCCGACACCCCGGGGCGCCACGCGGCCACTGACACCGGCAAGCCCTTGAACGAAAGCCTCGACGCGGGCGCACAGGCCGCCGGCGAACGCTGACCGCATGCCGCGCGATGAGCCACCGCAACACCATGAGAACCCTGGCCCGGCGAAGCCCACCGCCCATATTGCCGATGGCGTTCCCAACCCGTTCTACGCCCGCCACGCGGCCCGGCTCGCGGAGCTGCGCGAAGAGTTCGCCCAAGGCACGAGCCATGCCCGAAACATCACCGCAGCGGAGCGGGAGTGGGAAGGCATCTCGAAGCGCTCGCGCGCAATGCTGCTCTTCTGGGCGGGCTACGACGTCAACAGCATCGCCTTCGCCGTCGAGCGCGCATGGCGCGAGCTGCCGCCGCTGGAGCGCACCGCGGTCGGCGAAGCCATCCGCGAGCTGCAGAGCGACCTCCGCACGGTCTTCGCGCTGACCTTGTAGGCCCGCCATGCGCATCGTTGCCAAACGCCACGCCAAGCCCGATCCGGTCTTCTGGATGCGGCTGCGCTCCAACCTCCCGCACGACCTGCATGTCGCGCGGGTGGCGCGAGAAATGGACGCGCGCATGCGCGGCGAGCTGCCGCCGCAGTGGGGGCCGGCGTTCGACACGATCATGCCGCTCAAGCCCACGGTGCGCGCCGTGGGCGGCGACTGGCTCAGCTGGAACCTGGCGCGCGTCGACGCGATGCGCGCCTTCGAGCACGAGCACAAGGACATCCTGCATTGGGCCGTGGGCGACTCCGAGGTGTGCGCCCGCGCCCGGCGCTGCGCCAGCGCGCTCGACGACATGCTCAACGGGCACCCGCTGCCGATGAGCCTGCAGGACAAGCTGGACACGGCGCTCGACTACTGCGAGCGCCTGGGCGTCGACAAGCCGAATTCCAAGACACCCGAGGGACTGATCGCCCGCGCCATCACCGAGCAATGGTGGCGCCGCGCGCTGCGCCGCAAGGTGGCACGCACGGTCGAGCATGCGGCCATCAAGCTGGGCGTGGTGCACCACCGCAACGGCGGTTACGCAAGCGACGAGGCCTGCCGCCGGCGCGCCGACCAGAACAAGCGCAACGCCGATCTGCTGGCGCGCGTGAAGATGCGCAACGAGGCCGGCCAGGTCTACAGCCTGGCCGAGCTGGCCGCGCTCTCGCCGAGCAATCGCGACATCCGCCGCGGCGAGCTGATGACGCGGATTCGCGGCTGCGAAGAGTTTGCGGACGCCAACGAGCACTACGGCCTCTTTCTCACGCTCACGTGCCCGAGCCGCTTTCATGCGGTGCTCTCGGGCGGCAAGTCGCGCTGGGCGAAGCCGAGCCGCAACAACAAGTACAAGGGCGACTCGCCGCGCGATGCGCAGCAGTGGCTTTGCCGCATGTGGGCGAAGGCCCGCGCGAAGATGGCGCGCAAGGGCATCGCGGCCTATGGCTTTCGCGTGGCTGAGCCGCATCACGACGGATGCCCGCATTGGCATGCCCTGCTGTGGTTCCGCACGCCGGAGCAAGCCCAGACGGCGCGGGAGATCATCAGCGGCTATTGGCTCAGCGATGCGGGCGAAGAGGCTGGCGCGCTGCGCAACCGATGCGACTTCAAGCCCATGGAGCGCGGCGGTGCCGCGGGCTACGTTGCGAAGTACGTGTCCAAGAACATCGGCGCCGAAGACGGCGGCGACGCAGCGGTCGGTGAGCACACCGACACGCTCGACGGTGTCGAGCAGATCATGGACACCCGCGAATTCAAGGGCTGGCAGCGTGTCGACGCCTGGGCCAGCACCTGGGGCATCCGCCAGTTCCAGGCCATCGGCCAGCCCAGCGTGACGGTGTGGCGCGAAATGCGCCGCGTCACCAAAGACCAGATCGACCACGCCCAGATGCGCCTCGACCTGGGCGACGCCGCCGCAGTGAAGGCATGGTGGGCCTGCCACAAGCAAGGCGCCATTCAGGCCTCGTGGGAGGGCTACGTCCGCGCCCAGGGCGGCATGTGCCGCAAGCGGCGCGAATGGGCGCTGCGCACCGCCGTGCGCGTCACCAAGGACACGACCAACTGCTACGGCGAGAGCATCGACCGCAAGGCAGTCGTCGGCATCGAGACACGCGTCGGGCATTGGCTCGTGAGCCGCCGGCAGGCGTGGCGTTCCTGCGCGAGCGAAGCCGCGCAGGACAAGGGCCAGCGCGAAGCGCTGGGCCGCCCTTGGACTCGTTTCAATAACTGTACGGTCCGGCTCAACGAAGAGCCGCAACGCCTGCTGATGCGAGGCGATCTGCCGTGGCCAAAGGCCCACGACACCCTCGAAATCGAGCAGCCGGCGCCACGCAAGGCCACCCCACCGGCCCAGATCGAGCAAGTCAACCACATCGCCGGTGAGCGAACCACGTTCCGCATGCCTGAGTGCGTCCGGATCACGCCCGCCACCCCGGCCACGACCCCACCCGCCAACGACCTCGACGCCCTGCTCGCACGCATGAAGGCCTTCGCGCCAGTCATGCGCGAGCTGGCCGCGGCCGGTCGATGAGTTTCCCCATGCACCCAACCCTTTCAACCACCAACCGGAGCCGCATCACCATGCCACGCACCAGCACCGCTGCCGTCGTACAGATCGCGCAGCACAAGCCCTACGCGCCGCCGATGGCGCACAAGGTTCACATCACCGCGCCCTACCTGCCGGCGTGCGCCACCGACGTGCGCGCCACCATCGAGCGCGTGCGCGGCCTGCTCGAAGCCCAGGCGACCGGCCGGCGCAAGCCGCGCCGCGCGGACGTTCGGCCCGAACAGCAGGCCGACATGTTCCCGTCGACCGTCGTGCGCATCGCCGCCGTGCAGCAACGGAGGGCCGCATGAACGCTCACCGCCTCAACCACCACGACATCCAGGCCGTGAAGACCATCGAGGAGCGAGCCAGGCGCAAGGCTCGGGCGGCGCGCCTCGCCGATCGCATCACGTTGGTGGGCTGCGCGCTGGCCGCGCTGGTGCTGCTCGCGCTGAGCCTGACGGGAGGCCTTGGGCAATGAGCGCAGCGCACACCTCCCTGCGCGCCGGCCGCGTCTACATCGCCGGCCCCATGACCGGCTACGCCGAACTCAACTTTCCGGCCTTCCACGCCGAGGCCAAGGCCCTGCGAATCGCCGGCCTCGAAGTCATCAACCCCGCCGAGATCAACGTCGACCCGAACATGGGCTGGAGCACGTGCATGCGCGCCGACATCGCGCAGCTTGTGACGTGCGACCGGATCCACCTCTTGCCCGGCTGGTCGAAAAGCAAGGGCGCATTGCTCGAGCACCACGTCGCGAGCGCGCTGGGCCTGCTGGTCACATTGGCGGAAGGCGCCGAGAGCGCGGCGGCGTGCTCACATACCCCAGCGGCGCTGCCGATGGCCGAGTCACCGGCCGGTGCTTGAGCGCCGGCTGTCCGAAACGGAGACCGACATGACAACCAACAAACAATCCACCACGGCCGGCAAATACGAGGCACTAGACAAGCTGCTGGTTGCGCGCATCGCACGCGCGCCGGCCGCCTTCGCCGATCTCCAGGAAGACGAGATCATGGCCGCGGCGGAACCGTTCACCCTTCCCGATCGGTTCGGCGTCAAGGGCTCGACGTGGCGAATCCTCGACCGGAGACTGCAGGCACTGCGCAAACAGGACCGGATCGAACACGTCAAGGGCCTCTGGTGCATCAAGGGAACGGGGAGGCTGCTTTGAAAACCGCTCGAAGGCAAAGACGCGCTCGCCGCGGCGGCGGCGAGCTGTGCCACAGCCATCCGGTCGCACCCGCGGTCGCCAAAGCGAGGATGGCCAGCCACATGACCACCGTCAGCATCGCCGTCTACATGACGGCCGACGGCGAGCCGGCGCGCGATCTTCTCTCGCACCTGGGGTGGGTCATCGGCATCGGCGCCGAGATCGCCGCCGCGGTTGCGCCCGGCCTCCCGCAGGCGAAGCGACTGCACGCCGCGCTGCGCACGGTAATCCAGCTCGGCATCGACGACGCATGGCAGACGGCGCAGGCCGGCGTGCTGTCCGACGCGGCCAACGAGGCGAGCGCCCTGCTGATCGCGAATCCCGGCATCGGGGTCGAGCAGATCTCCAGCGGCGACTACATCGCGGCGCGGATACGCGACGGTGTAGCGAGGCTCACCGACGTGGCGGGCGCTGAGATCTACGCTGACTCCAGCGTCGCCGGAAAGAAGGCATCATGAGGACAATCTTCCTGCTTATGGCGCAATACGACGCGCGCCCTGTAATTCCTCTCGAATGGGTACAGCGCGACTATTTCAGCCACATTGACACGAAGAAGCTAGCGGCGAAATGTGCCACCGGCGAGATTCGTCTGCCTCTGGTGCGCACTGACCCGAGCAGCCAGAAGTCGCCGAAAGGCGTAGGCATCCAGGATCTCGCCCATTACCTAGACGAACGTCAGCAGGCGGCTCGAAAAGAACTTGGCCAGTTCTGCCCTAGATGAAAGCGGCCCGCAATTGCGGGCCGTTTCAGTTCCAGGCCCTCCTCCAGGCAATTCATGACGAAGGGAATTTGTTGGGCACAATCCGATACGGAGGAGACCTATGCACGCAGACTACCAACCGATACTAGAAGCTCTCGTTGATCTCGATAAGGCCTTAGAGCAATCCACAACCGAAAGGCGTTCTCTGGCAGATCTGTGGGGATGGCAGTATGTTCAAGCCGACAAGACCGACCTGCGATATATGGTCGAAGAGCTGGTCGGGATAGTGAAAACTGCACCTGATGATGATCCGGATCTGGACATCGAGATGCTGGTCAGTAGGATCAAATGGATTCAAGCCAACATTGTTCCGCAGCTCTGGAACGGGAATGGCCAAGCCGCCGGCCCCTCTCTCATTCTTTCGCTGGTCTCAATTAAAACCTGGCTGCGCAACGCGATTCCCGCCGTTGAGGTTGTTGATCCCAACGCGCTTCCTACCAAGCTCGCCCGCCAGTCACGCACCGCCAAATCCCGTCTCGACAACATCGCCGGTGATCTCGACGGTCTGACTGACAAGATAAAGCTTATCTCCGATGCTCATGCTGCTGCCGAAGCCCTCCCAACCGATCTGGAAGACTTAAAGCAGCTGCGTGCGGCCATGCTGGCAGCAACAAATCAAGTCGCAGCAGACAGGGAATCGATTGGCAAGAATATCTTTGAGGCAGACGCCCTGCTAGCCGGCTTGAGGACTTCGTCCGAATCCGCAGCGAAGTTGATTGCGCAGTGCGAGGATGCCTACCAAATCACAACCACGAAAGGGCTTTCCGCCTCGTTTGCCAGGCGTGCGTTCTACTTTTCGGTTTCGATGTGGGTGTGGGTTGCAGGCTTGGTTGTGGCATTGGGTGGGGTCGCATTCATCGGACATGAGCGGATCGCCGCATTGACTGCCCTTGCCAACAGCAAACCTGAATGGGGAGTCGTCATCTTGAATCTCGTCCTGTCAGCACTGAGCGTCGGCGCTCCTCTTTGGTTTGCGTGGGTCGCCACAAAGCAGATTGGACAGCGGTTCCGGCTTCAGGAGGACTACGGGTTCAAAGCAAGCATTGCTAAAGCATATGAAGGCTATCGACGCGAAGCCCATCGCATCGATGAGAAGTTCGAGAAGCAGCTCTTCGAGATCGCCTTGACGCGTCTCGACGAAGCGCCGCTACGGACCATCGAGTCGGACAGCCACGGCAGTCCATATCACGAGTTGTTCGCAGCGCTCAAAGATCCCAAAAACTTCGATCGCGTCAGCGAGTTTGCGAGATCACTGCGCAAGTCGAAAGCAGACGGAGACGGTCCAGCGCCCGCGCCTGCCGACAAGCAAACACCTGCATAGCGCGCAAGCCGGCGCCACATTCGCGCCACAAAGAGCAGATCCGCGCCTGCAACCTAATGATTTCATTAGGTTTTTTTGCAAGGTCAGGTCCAGTCCATCATGGGTGCAACGGAGACGACCTTCTCTTCCAAAACGCGGGATTCCTGTGGTTGGCAGCGGTGCCCTGACCTCGATCGGGCCGGGCTGGCAAGCCTGCTAGTTTCTCACGCGCGCCTTTCCGTCCGCTCCCGCCCGGCCATGTAGTTGCCCGGCGTCACGCCGAAGCAGCGGCGGAACCAGCGCGAGAAGTGCGCCTGGTCGGTGAAGCCGCATTGACC